TTTCTTCTTCCAGTTCTTAAACGTTTCCAATGTATTAAACCATTCAAAGAATTCAACTACATATGCTATTTTGCTATCTCGTAAGTTCAGCGTCGGTATTCTATCGTCGAACTCCTTTTGTATTTGTAAAAGTTCTTTTAATTGATCTACTGTTAAATTATTCATTTATTCGTTATCTCCTATCGTTTTAATTCCTCAATAAATTTAAGCACTCTATCAATATCAATCTGTTCACTTTCTGACTTGCGTTTATTCAACCAATAATCTAACTCGTACCACCAGTCGTCGTTTAAATACTTTTCTTCTAGCAATGCATCACGTTGGTCGATGATTTCAAGCATTTACTCGTCCTCCAAAAATTCAAAATATCTTTCAATCTCATGCTCGTTAGCAAAGTAATATCTAGGCGTCTTATGAGATTTAGGATTAATCCAAATAATGTAAATAGGTATCCTTTGAAATGATAAAAATCCAGTTAATAACACTTCTTCATTAAAAATTTCAAAGAAACCTAATTCTTTTTGAACCTCTTTCACATTATCTTTTGTTACGTATACCGACTTTAAGTTTTTATTTTTGATAACTGGGTGCGGCACCACATTTTTTAATCGTTTCCATTCCACTCACTCGTCCCCCTTAATTAGATAAATTGGTTTAGTAATAAAATCTATAATGCTAATAACTGAATCATCGGACAGTTTATAATGTGTATCTCTAATATCTCCGACCAATTGCACAATCTCTAGACTTTCGTTTGTTTCATGGTTATATACTTTATCTCCTACACTAATACTCATTTTCCTGTTCCTCCTCATATTTATAGACAACTTGACCTGCCATAATCCCTACTGCTTCATCAAGATAAATATCTTCTTTGAGTGCATCTTGCATAGCATTAGGTAAACCCTCAAGTATTTCATCAAACGCTTGTGCTTTCTTATACACGTCCTCAATCTCTTTTAGTAATCCCTCTGTGTCATTGCCGTTATACGCACTAGCACTTATAACGGACTGTTCTATTTGTTCACGGTTATTCATTAGTGTCATCCTCCATTTGTCCTAAAAATTCGTAGAACTCATTTGTTCCGTCTAATTTGTCCATTCGGTACAATATAGCACTTGCGTTGATTTTAGCCCCCATGTTTATAGCTACTGCCTTGTTCGCTCTACTCTCAATCTGTAGTTCGTTAAGTCTAAAACGGTAAAATTCGTATCTTCCAAGCAATTCATTTTTGACTGTGCGCCACATGTTCTCCAGCTCTTCGTTACGCTCTCTTAACTTAGCTATATCCCCAATAAGCTCATCTCGTTGCTTCTTGTACTCTTCACGATCTTTTAATGCTTTGTGAAGTTTATCTAATAACTTGTTAAAGTTAGTACAAAGATTTTTATATTGTTCATCTGATAAGGTGAACGTCATCTCATAACCTCCAATAGCATCTCATTTTCAAAAATATTTCCAACAATTTCAATAATATCGTCATTTTCACTTAGTAATTCAGTTACATTGCTAAAAGTTATATAAAAGGCTCCTTCTTTAAACTCGATAAAACTTACTTCTCTCGAATAACAATCTTGAACAATATCCCCTTCATAAATCTCCACACCGTGCACATCTTTAAATCCTGTGTATTGTAATAGTTTTACTTCATTGAAACTTTTATAACCTGTTGAAATCAAAATGTACCCACTATTAAAATCGATTTCGTCAATAATACTCATAACTTTTTTATCTTTATCCCAAGCTTTAAATTTCAACATCATACTAGCAACTCCCCATCTTTCCAGATTAATGTCATAGTTAGGTCGTCGTTTAAGATATAGAATGCTTTGATAGGGAAACAATGTTCATCTAAACGTTTGTTTATACTAATATTAGCGTGTGATATAGCGGTATAATCTCCTTCTTGAAACTCGTACACTTCAAACAACTTATCAAATACCGTATCTTTGGTTACTTCTTTTTCAATATCAACTATGAAGGGGATATCAATTGGAATAAAACTTGACGTCGAACACTTATTTGTATTTGGATGAAAACGAACGAATCCATCACTAAATCCTGTTGAAAAAAATATTTTCCCTTGTGATAGTTCCGGATTTTCTCGCGCCCATTTAATTAATTCATCTAGTCTCATTTCTTTTTTAATTTTGATTTTCATCATTTCCATCTCCTCTAAAATAAAGTTAGTTGCTTCTGTTCCTCGTATTCCAAACCATGTTGCTTTATATATATTTCGAGCTCTTCAGCAGTATCAAATGTCTTTTTAACACCTTGCCAACCTGGTACGATATGCCCATGAAAGTAATAAGTGTCATTCACTACATGGATATGTGCCACTTGCTCGTTATCCTGATACAGATATCTCTTAGATCCAAAGAATTGATTTAGGTATTCTTTGCGTGCGTTATCTGTTTTAGGCATTTATGCTTCCTGCCATTTCTTAAACATTTGATTATAAGTAGTATCAAACCAGTACAGATCACGCGGATGTTTCTGAGGTACATTAAACAAATGTGGCTTCTTCTTTCTTAGCTCAGCCTTTTTACGTCGTTGTCTAGCTATTTCACGTTCTCGCTCCAAAGCTTTTGTTATTTGTATTTCTCTATAGTCATTCAGCTTCATGCCGAAAGGTGCATCAATTGCTTCCGACAACTCCCACCCCTTCGCAACTCTGTTTCTAACTATTTCGGGCGTGAGTCCTTTCTTTTTCATCTGCTCATTTTCATATTCAGTGTATTTAGAAGGCGTCTTTTCTTGTGGTGGCGCAATAAGCGCATCACCTGTTATTCCTTTTGATATTCTGTAATTAAGTAGTCCTTTGCTTAGGTTGTACTTTTTAACTATTTCGCTAACAGTCATCATCTTGCCGTCAACCTTTACTTTCTTAGGCTTTACTACATTTTGTATTAAGTCTTTCCCTCTCGCCCCTCTGTCGTACCTAGTAATTAGTGTTGATACTTTGATGTCGTATTTATCAGATGCATCAATAAGCGTCATCATCTTACCGTCTATTCTCACTTTCGTATTTATGCCTGCCATTTATTCCACCTCTATATATGCATGTCTTATTGTTATGCTTTCATATTTTAGTAATTCATCCGGATTGTCATCTAAGCGCTTTGCCAGTGCATCTTTTTCATCATCCACATCATCAAAATGCTGATATTCAACTTCTGTAGGTATCCTTATATCAATCGTTGCGTTTATATATGCTTGTTGTTGCATTAGATCACTTCCTCAACTCGCATGATTATTTTTGGTTCTAGTCCATAACGCTTTGAGCTAGTTATTTTTGTAATTTGATTATCGTCTTTCCATACATGACCATTACATGCGTCTAATACAGTTTTAATTAAGTTATCGATATCCGGCTTAGTCACTTTATACTGTCCGACCATTTCGCTTTTCTTTTTCTTCGACCATGATTTAAGCAATGGAAAGTAAAAGTCTAATTCGATTTTTAGTGCGCGCTCTAGATTCAATTTAGGCATTTGCCCTTGTATATACGCTTTATGCTTTGTATAAGCCGTTGGCATGTAAGTTTGACCAAATCTACCTGTATTACGAAAGCGCGGACGAGGCGAGCCCATAGGTGCCTCAAACGTTTCGTTAAATTTAATTTCTATTTCCATGTGCCACCTCTAAATATCAAATATCGTTGCTTGTAAACCTAGTTCTTGCTCATATAGAAGCCCGTGAGCGCCTTTGAATCGTTTTAGGTCACTATCAGTCATAATTTTCTTTTCGTCGCTGAAATGGGCTCCTGTGAGCGAATAAACTTCATTCTCATTCTCTTTATACTTGATGACCTTAATATCTTCTGTGCCATCTTCTCGGTATAAGTAATATTTTTCTTTCGGCATTTTTAACACTCCTTAATATTCGACGATAGCGGGGCGTGTATGACGTTCTGCAAGTTTTTGGATAAATAGGTCATATAACTTATTTTCATCGCCCTGTGCCTCGTCTATGAGTTTCTGAGCGTACATATCTGAACACTCAAGTTTAGTTTTTAAAAATTCTTTGGTAATCATAGTTTTAAACCTCTAGTCCTGTAATCTTGACCGTCCATCTTGATAAGTGTTGTGTTGCTCATGATTCTGCTGAATATACGTTGTAAGTCTTTGTTTTTTGTCATTTCTTTTTCGTCCAAGTTGGTAGTAAAGATATTGTGTTTACCTATTCTACTTTCGATAAGCTCGAACATCTTACTAGTAGCGAATTCGTTCATGTTGATACCGTAATCATCGAATACCATTAAATCGACATCACTTATAATTTGAGCCAATTCCTGTTCGGTCATAGCCGTTTGGTTGTTATAAGTATTTTTTATCGTTGATATCAATTGAGGTACGTTCATATATAGTACTGTGTAGCCTTTAGCTTTAACTGATTTAACAATGCTCATTGATAGGTGTGATTTACCTGTACCGAATGAGCCTTGAATTAGTAGCGATTGTTTATTGTCTAACGTGAAATTGTTTGCATAACGTTCGCATAAGTTTTTTGCATACTCTAGTTGATTATTAGTCGGATTGTAATTATCAAACGATGCTTTCGTTAGATCTTCGTTCATTATCGATTGTTTAAATATGCGTTCTGCTTTTCTACGTCTATTTCTCTTGTGATAGTTTTCTGTTGATTGTTTGGCGTACTCTATCATTTCGCAGTCACAACCATGTTTGAATTCTGAGCCGTCATCAAATTTGTAATAGTCGTACTTACGTCCACAGTTCTCACATTTCAAATCAAACGCTTGTTCAATGATTTGTTTCTTCAAAGTTGGTTTCTTTGCTAAGTTCTGGAATGACTCCACTTTCTCACCCCTTTAAAACGGTAAATTTTCTATATTTGATTGTGATGCACGTTGGAATGCATCTACATATTGGTTATTCACTTCTTCTTTAATCTCTTCGCTATAATCATTCATATAGCTTTCGTTAGTTAAGAACGTTTTAGGGTACTTTTGATATTGTTTGTCTGTAATAGTTTTTAAATACTCTCGAGTACCTTGCATGATTTGCTCAAAAGTATGTTTCTTTAAGCATGATTTGAATTTAGTAAAAGACATCTTCTTATCTTTCTTCTTGTCGTAAAGTTTCCACCATTCTTCAAATTGCTCATGCGTAACGTCAGTTGCGCTATTATTAATTGTCTTATTGTTATTTGTATAATTGTTATTTGTAATACTGTTAATTGTAGTGGGCTGGTTGTCGAGCGATTGAATTTCAACCGATTGAATTTCGACCGGTCGAGAATCAACCCATCGAGGACTATGGTAAATTGTGTATAAATTACATCCATAGATATTACCGTTTTGTTTTCTGTCAACTTGTAAATATCCTGCTGTTTCTAACTCTTTTCTTGCTCTTTGATACCGTTGCTTACCTATGGCTAATTCATGCTTTATTAGATCTACACTTGGAAAAGCTGTTTCATCTACACCAGCATATGAAGATAAGTAACTGTACAACGCCTTTGCTTCAATACTTATCGTTGTGTCTTTCATCACTCGCTTAAAAACAAGACCGTAACCAGTAATGGAATTTTTGATTTTATCTTTAGACATTTAAAACTTCTCCAACCAACGTATTATGGAAATCTGTATATATACTTTCTAGTTCATTAATTATTACTAAAATATCTCTATTATCGAGAGTTCCAATTTCTTTTTCATAAGCGAGTAAATCAATGTTTATTTTATCCATCTCTTTTTCGATGTTTTTAAGAATGTTTTTTAAATGTTCATTTCCAACTCTATTCTTTCTGCTACAATTACACTTTTGGCAAAGTACAGTTAAATTTGACATTTCATTTGTACCACCTTTTGAAATTGGTATTTTATGCTCTATTTGCAAACAATCTACACTATCGTAAATATTCGAACACATAACACACTTATAAATTCCTTGCGTTAATTCGTTTTTGATTTTTCTTTTTTTAGCACTGTTCCATTTCGGCTTGCTCATTGACACTCTTCCTCTCTGACATTTGCCGTTATTATTGAGTAGTAACTTGGTTGTTCAGTCATTCTCAGCACCTTCTTTCAGTGCTTTTATTTTGTCCGGTACTTCCCAGTTATTTATGAATTCTTTAAGTTCATCTGTCATAGGTACGTCATTAAGGATTACGTCTGAACCATGTAAATAAAAATTAATTTTATTAAACATGAGAGCAGTCTCATAAATATTTTTTGACCATCCAATATGATATGTCTTTCTTTTATAAGTTATTTGCGCTACATAACCACTTTGAGTTAAATAGACTCCTTTGAACTTACTTTTTCCTCTTCTACGACGTTTTTGGTCTTTGTAAGTTTTGTATTCATATTCAAATATAGAGTCATTTTGATTTTTATGATTCTTATAACCTTGTCCGTCCCAATATTTATCTACTGCGCTGTTGTATGCTTTAGCTGCCTCCCATTCATCAACAAAACTACCTAAATATTTAGATTTGCTATCAATTTTTATTACAGCAGACCATTTTTTTGTTTTTCGATTTAAATAAACACCTTTATAGATACTCGAAGTATTTCTTGTAGGCCTTGCCCATCGTTGTTGATAACCAATTGAAGTGATGTTGTTTTTGGTAAAATCATTATTTTTTATTTTTTGAAAACCATTTTCTAATACAAATCCACTTAAGCTAACGTTGAGTGTCTTTGTGTGAATTCTTCTAACGTTATCTACATAAGATTTTGTCCAAATATATTGATTAACCCTCTCATAATCTTCATCATCAACAAAAATTTCTTCTCCATCTTGTAAAAATATCGATTTAACCATTATTCTCCTCCTTTCAGCATTTTGTTGAGCCTCTCATCAACTTTTAGCCATGAGTCATGCAAGTGATATTTATCATCAAACGACTTAACGCCAATCGCATGTTGCTCGTTGTGATGTTCGCGACATAACGCTAATACATGTTTGTCATAGTGATTCATCTTGTTTCTGTTCATGCCTCTGCCGACTGCTTCATAATGTGCTAGGTCAGCGTGAGGCTTTCCGCATATTACACAGTTGCGGTTGATTGTAGCCCAATACAATAGTGCTTTATCTTCACTTAACAACTTGCTTGTTTCTATGCTCATAGGTATTTGATGATGAAATATAAACGCTATAATCAGTTCTATTAACTCCCTTGCAACTTTCATAGAACAGTCGCGCAGACTGATTTCTTCATAACCTTTCATAATTTCCAATTCTGTTTGTAATAATTTTCTAATTGATTCCACCGGTTCTCCCCAGTGAAGTTCTATATCTCTACACATTGCGAATATTTTTTTGCGTTGTTCTATAGATAGTTTTTTATTATCCGGAACCTCTACTTCTGCTTTTAGTGGATATCCGTTTTCTAGTAAGTCAATGTGACTTTGTTCAAGTTCAACACCAGTAGCAACGACGGAATAAGTGCCGTCATTGTCTTTCTGGTATCTTGTAATGTATTGCATTTAAACCACACCTTAAAACGCTAAATCTTGGTCGTCATATCCAAATTGGCCACTGCTTTCAAATGGATTGCTTTGTTGAGACATTGATGTTTGTTGTTGTGCCCCGTTATTTTCTTCAGCTTTTTGCTTATCTGTCTTCGGAATAGGTTTGTTAACAACATCATCGCCCTTTTTGTAAGGTTTAATAAATGAAAAATCCGTAAAATACTTACCTTCATCTTCATTGAATTTCCATTTCAATACCAAGTGACAAAACTTACCAATAAGATCATTGGTATCAAAATCTAAGCTAGGAAGATTTAACTTAATACCTAATCGAGTAACTAATTCAATCAATTGTTTTTCTTGGAAATCATATTTATACGGCGGTACAAATTGATTATGTTTATATTGTTTGCCTTCATCATTTTCAAATACGATTGTGAAATATCTATTTTCTCTATCATTGAATTCAATATTTTTAACTTTCACTGTGAATTCTCCAGCTTGAAACCCTGCTGAGCCGTTATAAAACTTTTCTTGATTTGTTTCTTTAGTAAATTGCGCTTGTCCTGTGATTTTCATAATTAAATACCGTCCTTTTTAGTTTTTTTATTAGTTTCCATTTCTGATTGCTTGTACTACGTCGTTAATACTTGGATTAATGAAACGTTTGTTGTTAATTTTAATGTTGCTTGAGTGTCTTATCTTTGTCTCGAATAAGTTTGATGGTTCAGCGTTAAGAACATATTGATAAGCTTTTTCGCCGTCTTGCTCATGTTCTTCTATTGTCATTCTTGCTAACACATCAGATTGACTGATGACCGCTTTTTTTATTTGATCTTGTGCCTCTATCGTGATTGTTGGATTGATAGTGCTACCCTCATCATCTTTGTCTTTGTTAATTCCCTCGTGTCCACTTATAGCAAGATGGAATTGATAATGTTCTTGTAATTTAGAAATATAACGATAAATACTTACAATGCGTGAAGCACACTCGCCCCATTCATTAAATGTTGGTTTCTTTAATTTTCCGTCCATGATGTCGTCCATAGTGATATCACGTAGCTTTTGGATTGTTTCAATCACTACAACATCAATTTGTTTTCCGTTTTCTCTTAGTTGTTCAATAATTTTAGGCAACATTTTAACCACTGCACTAAAATGCTTATAATTCTTAATCTGCACAACTGCCCCATCTTCTGTTACCGTTGTTCCGTCCTCATTTATATCTAGTACTAAGGCATTGTTATCTTTTGTTAAAAACGTAGTTTTACCAGTACCGAACTTGCCGTATATCGCAAATTTATAAAACTTGTTTGCATTTTGTTTGCTGATGTCTTTTACACCTAGTTGCGTTAAGATATCGACATCTTGATTAGTTTGTTCAGTCATGTTCTACCTCCTCGTACTCAATTGTTTCTGTCACTGTTTTCTTGATTGCTTTGTGATAATCCATATTGATACTCGCTTCTTCCATACCGTTAAACTCCCTAGCTCTATTTCTATTTGTGGAGTAACTAATATCTGAATTGTTATCAGTTGGTTTGTTAGTTATATAAATTGGCATATCCCTATGACGAATGATATAAGTTACAGTCTGCTTCATAGCAACCTCCTACCATTTCATGACTAAGTTAATTAGTTTGTCCTGCTCGTCTGTGTTCTCTTCAATCCATTCATCTATTGCTTGGTTGAATAAGTCCGATGCCATATCTAAGTCGTCCTCATCTACGACATAAGCATGTTTAATTGGTACGTTGTTCATATCTTTAACTTGTATTGATATGCCCATATGACCTTTTAAAATGAATAGCTTAAAATCGAATCCGTTAACATGAATGTTTTTGCGTGTGATTTCGCCTATTTCGTAATACATCTTGACTTCCTCCGTTTTTCATTTTATATTTAACTTGAAATTTTTCTTAAGTGCTTGATGCTGTTACTTGTTGTCGCAAGTAGCAGTTTTTTATTCTTCATAAAAATATTCCTTATAAAATATGAATGTCACTATGCTTGCGAATCCCGCAATTGACCACGCTGTAGTGAAGTATAGAAACGGCATGAGTACAATCGCTAAGACTGTGAAGCATAGCACTGCTAATAGGTAGCTTTTATAAGTTTTACTCATTTTCTTTTTTCAACTCCTCCATTATTCTCTGGTCTGATAAGTCGTGATAAGGGAATTTTTTCCTAGCTAATTGGACTGGTATTCTGCCTCGTATCGCAATGTATCCTTCATCTTCAAGCTCTTTATTCAGTTCTCTTATTATTTGTCCTGCTTTGGATTTAGAAACAGATAAAATTACCGCAAGTTCTTTAGCTTGCAAACTATTTTTCATCATATCTTTTCCTCCTTTAAAATAACTGTTGATTCTCTGGGTTATCTGCTTCGTAATTATCTGCAATAATACTTTTAGCGAAAAAGTCCAAACTGACCTTATATAGGTTGTTCATAGATTTCTTTACGTTAACCCCTTCCTCAAGTACATAAGGCACCCTAAAATCATTTATAAACAGTCCGTTTTCGTCTAAAGTAACGGTTGGTAATTCAGGTTTGTTCCGTCTATAAACTTCTCCTAGTGTAGGTTTTTGCTTTTCAGCTTGTTTAGTGAAGTCGGAAAATGCCTTAAGTAGTTTTATTCCTGAATCAGGATCACTGTGTCGCTCAATCGTTTCTGCTGTAGACTCTTTACTAAAATCATTCCGATTGATTACAGGCTTTCTCGTATTTCGTTCAATCTTCCAAACCTTCCACGTCACAACTGCCATTGTGGTGAGGAGGGTTGTTTTGTATAGTGCGTTCATTTGTAATTCCTCCTATTAAGTTGTTTGTTCAATTGTGTGTTATTCTTCTTCGTCTAAATCAAAGTGCTGTTCGATTTGGTCAATTGCCCACTCAATCATTGATTCAAGGTGTTTCTCTCTGTCGACTTCGTAAGTGTGCTCAATCTCGCCTGCATATGTCACAGTAAGAGTATCTTTGTGTGTGTATGTTTGACTTTTGTTTTCTTTAACTGCATAAAGTGTTAATACTATATTGTTTAGCTTTTCTTTTTGTTCTGGTGTCATTTACGCTCCCCCTAAATTAGCTTCATAACCGAATTCAGTCATGATTTCATGTATTTTCAATCTGCCTTTTTGTGTCCATCTAGTTTGTAAAACTGTGTCTTCTCTGCCATCAGAACGCACAATTGTTATAGTGTCTGAATCTGTGTAACTCTTGCCCATGTGTTCTGAGTAAAGCACCCACTGTTTATTTACTTTTCGTTGTAGTCTAGCTTCGTGTAGTAGTTTGTTTAACTTTTGTGCTGATATACCGTAGTCTGCCGCGATTTGAGTTGTGGCTAATGTGCCAGTTGACTTTAAGATTTCATCTACATAGTCTGCTTTGGGTTTTAGCTCTCCGATTTCTTGTTGTAAAAGTAAGTTTTGCTCTTTTTCTTTCTTATACTCAGTCAACACTGTAATGATGTAGTCTGGATCTTTTAATGTTTGTTCAATTACATTGTCTGTTGCGTAGATACCGTGTTTGCGAATAGCTGGTAGGACATCTGATGTTACCCAGCGTTTGAATTTTCTAGCGGTTTCTCTAATTTTTTCGTTTTTGCTTTGTTTAGAAGCATCGAAGATTAGACTGTATAATCCTGATTCGTTGATAATGATCATATTTCTGTTTTGACCTGATGCACTAAATTGGTGCGTCAGCTTGTCCTCGCTATCAACATGATTTCTAATGGCATTGTCTGCTCTTGCATATCCTAAAATCTCAGCAATATCTTTTCCTACAAAATAAGGTTCGTTTTCAATTTCTACTGTTCTTACTGGTAGCTCTTTAAAATTAAATGTTTGTAATGCTTGCATCGTTCATTCCTCCTTTTAAGACATTTGTTTCCCTTCGACTAAAACGTATTTAAAATACGATTCATCTTTTAAAAAAATAATCTCATCAATAGAGATATTTAATGTTTTGGCAATTCTAAAAGCATCTCTAGGTTTAATCATTTCTGGGTTATTCTCCCAAATGTTATAAGTAGATGGTGAAATGCCAAGTTTTTCAGCAAAAGACGACTGGGTATAACCTTTTCGTTTTCGCCATTCATCTAATTTCAGACTTTGTTTGATGTAGTTCATTTTTTAACCTCCTTGTTAAGTTCTGACTAAAGTATATCGTAATTTAAATACGATTTCAAGTGTTTTTCGTAATTATTTTAGAATTTTACGTATTTTTATTTTCGTAAATCGTATTTTAAGGGTTGCAATTACGATTTTTCATAGTATAATAAAAGTGTAAAAAACATTATATATAAGGAAGGAAAACAAAATGGCTTTCAAAAATTCCATAAAAGAAATCAGATTGAACAATAGATTGTCTAAAGTTGAGATGGCTAGAAAATTAGATGTTTCCGAAGGTACTATAAGAATGTGGGAAAGCGGAAGAACTGAACCTAGAATGGGTATGGTCGAAAAAATTTCAAGTTTGTTCAACGTTTCTAAAGGTTATCTCTTAGGAGAAATTGAAGAAATTGTTTTACCCGAATTTGATAGCGAAATCGAGGTTCCATATTTCGGTAAAGTTTCTGCTGGAAATTTCGAAGAAGTTGCAATTGATAATGAAAAATTAAAAGTTCCACCATTTGCTTTTAACGGTCGTAAACCTAGCGAATGTATAGCACTAAAAATAAACGGAGATAGCATGAATAAAATACTCGCTAACGGTTCTTATATAATTGTCCATGATTATAGAAAGTCTTGTGATCATAAACTTAGCAGCAACGACATCCTTGTATTGCGTCTAGGTGGTGAATATACAGTTAAACGTGTGAGACGTACTGAAACAAAACTACATTTAGACCCAGTAAGCTATTCAGATGAATTTAAAACTAATTCTTACGATTTAGATTCTATTGATGAAATCGAAGTGATAGGCAAAGTTATTTATAACTATCGAATTTTTGATTAATAGCGTCTATGTGGCGCTTTAATATAAACCAAATGAAGGAGAAATTGAAAATGGCAGGAGATAAATTAACTTTTAAAGAAATTCTAACAGAAACAAAAATGTTTAGTAAGTTAATCAATAGAAAGATTGACATGTATAAAAAAATGACAACAGATGAAAAAAGAAAGATATTAAATGATTTTAAAGAAGGAAAAGAACTTGATATCCAACTTTATAAATCTGAAAATTTTAAAAACACTAACGAAGAATACGAATCAAAATCAGCTAAAAGTTTAAACGGACAAGGTATTAAAGAAGCTACCGACGTTACGACTTACGCATATCAAAAGCAAAATATTAACCCTACACTATTGAAAGTCTACAACGGTTTAGGTACATTCACAACAAACGTAGATAAACAAGCTAAATTCGTATTCTACGATACGCAATTAAAACAAAACTTTGTCTCTATAGCTCAACGAGACGAACTAATAAAGCAAAATAATAGAATTATCGAGCAAAACAACGAAGTCATAGATTTATTAAAACAAATAGCAAATAAAGGAGTGTAAAACATGAAAAGATTATTATATTTAATTTTAGCTAGCGCGTTAGTATTAGGTGCATGTGGTAGCAACGACGGCGATAAGAAAGAGGAAAGCAAGAAAGCGGAAACAAAGAAAGAGAACAAAGACAAAAAGAAAGAAACTAAAGACAAAGCAGAAGTGAAAAAAGAAAATGCTAATCAAAACGATAACAATAATCAAGTAAACAACGATAACAACACAAATGTTAATGATCATCAACAAACTAATAACGCACCTAAACAAAATCAAACACAAAATAATCCCACTTCTAATAAAAACAACAATGCACCAGTGAAAGATGAGTTTTCAAGTGACACATCTTATAACGCTTATCAAGAAGCTAAAAGAGCAACAGAAGAAAACAAACGTCAGAATGGTGGCCATACTGCCGGTATAGGTGGTTCATGGGCAGTACAAGACGGACAAGACTATAATTCATGGAAGAAAGCACAAAATGATTTTGACAATTTTAAACGTCAAAATAGTGAAGTGATTCAACAATAAAATTCCGGGTAGCCCGCCTACCCTTATTATTTTTTGCCAATTTTGAGGAGGGAGAAGTAAAATGCCAGTATATAAGGATGATAATACAGGTAAATGGTATTTTTCCATTAGATATAAAGATGTATACGGTAATAACAAACGTAAGATGCAACGCGGTTTTTCAACTAAGCGTGAAGCTAAGAGAGCAGAGGCTATTTTTTTGAATGCCGTAAACGAAGGATATAGTGATTCGAAAACATTTGATTATGTTTTTCATCACTACTTAGAAAATAGCGATTTGAGACCTAAAACAAAACGACGCAAACAAAATGAATATCATAAACATTTTAAAGCTAAGTTCGGGCACATAAAAATGAATAAGATAACGCAAAATCAATGCCAAGAGTTTCGTAAATATCTAATAGAGAATGTAGCATCAACAAATTCTGCTCGTACAATTTGGTCAGGTTTTAAAGTTGTAATTAATTATGCCAAAAAATACTTTGGATTACGTACAGATCCAACAATATCAATTAAACCTATTCCGCGTGTAAAGCCAAAACCTAAGTTTATGATGCGTGAAGAATTTGAAGAAAGAATCAAAGACATTGAAGAGCAAGATTACAGAGAGTTATTTACATTAATGTTTTATACAGGTTTAAGGATTGGCGAAGCTATGGCGCTTGTTTGGACAGACTACAATAAATACAAAAAAGAGATATCCATAAATAAAACAATGGACATCTCTAATAGAACTATATATCCGAGACCAAAAACAGATAGTTCAGAGGATATTGTTCCTTTACCTAAATTCATCAATACAATGTTAACTGAACGCCACCAACGTGAAAAAGAGTTAAACAAATATTTTGATGAACGTAGTTATTTTATTTTCGGAGGAATGGCTCCCAAACATTACAGTCATGTTCAAAAGAAATTCCAAAAAGCTTTCCCCCATTATAACATTCATGCGTTAAGACATTCTTATGCATCTTATCTTGCAAATAATGGTGTAGATATCTTCGTTTTACAGTCACTCATGAGACACGCTCAAATCACTGAAACGATGGGCACTTACAGCCATTTATATACTCAGAAAAAACACGATGCAATAGCCATTTTTGACAAGTAA